TTTTAGGAAGGCCCGCATTTACATATCAACCGTGGGAATATGGATCGCCATGGACAAAGAAAACGGCATTATGGGGCAAGTTCAATATGCCTTTTCCTTTATATCAAACATGGGAAAGTGTGCCGAAAAACGACAAGCTGTACGTTCGCCCAGGCAGACCAAAGCCGTCATTAGCCTTCCTGCACAAAAGCGCCATCGACTTAATACCGGAGTTTTATAAGTTCAAAGAACACACCAATAACGACGCTGATCTCAGGTCGCTTTGTTCTCAGGGGTTTGCAAGAGAGTTTTATAAAACAAATAATTAAAATAATCTGTCATTTTAAAGGGAGGAAACAACATGAACCAACCGATGAACCAACAACCACAACAGATAAACATTAACCTGAAGGACACTGATATAGGTTCTGCCAGAGAGTGGGCTGAAGACTACGCTTATGGTGTATCTGACAAAGGTGATTATTTAGTGGAAGAGGTGAACGGTGCGGAGGATGAGGGATGAAAATTCTCAAGATTAACCGTTGTAGAGATTGCAAATGGCACGATCGTTGGTGGTGCTACCACCCTGAAATTCAGACCGAAACAGTAAAGTCCAGGGAGTTATTTGTCGGTGGAATACCTGATTGGTGTCCACTTGATGACGAGGGCAAATATCTCAAAAGCCTCACAATAGGGGATTTTTTGGATATAGAATATGATGAAAATCCATGTCTCACCGAAGTAAGCGAGCATGGAGGTGAAGGATGAGCATTCAAGAATATAAGTGTCCTAACTGTAGGTGGATTGGTACAGAAAGTGATATAGGGGTGTATTACGATTGCCCAAAATGTGGGAAATGGAATAAGTTATCTGATTACTACAAAGTTACGGATGTGATATCCCCTGCACATTGGGATGAAGATGATGAAGACCCACGGGAAGAAGCACAGCATATGTGTTACGGTTCTGGAGGTGAGGGATGAAACTATCAGACGACTTGAAAAAATGGCGGTCCGATAGACCAGACGAGTGGACAATGGGCCGGTTTATTGAGGATGCAAGTGCTCTGGAAAAAAGAAACATGAGAGTTATTAATTTGCTTAAGCGGTTATCAGATGAAATTTCATACTGGCACTCAGAATGTGATTGTCACGCTTCTTCTGAAATGCGTGGGTGGGAAGTTCGTATAGATGAATTTATTGAATGGCTGGAGGATGAACCGGAGGATTGTAATGACTAAATTAAAACCATGCCCATTTTGCGGAGGAAAGTCGGATGGGCCAGGACAAGTAGAATACGGGGAGTGCAACCCAGTGGTTTGTTGGTGGATAGAATGCCATGATTGCCAAGCGTATATGGAAATGGACACAAAGGAAGAGGTTGTATCAGCCTGGAATAAGCGGGTAGCTACTGGTGGAAAAGTAGAAAACGTTGACGATACTGAAACGGAAACAGTACACCGGTTTATAGGAGAGTGAAAACAAGGAGAGAATAAAATGGTAGCTGATGACCCAAGATTCCCACCACCTGCGTATTTACCAGGGGATGAACCAGACATTGTGGAACAAACCGAAACATCACTCTCGAAGGTATTGAAAATTGTTAATGCACTGTCTGAAATCGATGCCAGGGATTTAGACGCATTGAGCGTGGAGGATCTGGCTCAGTTTTGGTACTGGTTGACGAAGCATCAAGGATCTATTTTCGTTAAGTCCGTTGGTAGGCTGGGTATAAAAATAGAAGATAAATAGGGGCGGAGGCGTTGTAATGAGACATTTTATAAAAAAGCAATTTCCTGCAAGGGAAGAAAATGTTTTGGATACAACCACATGTGATTTATGCGGTAAGGTCGCGAAATCAGGTGGATGGGATAGTTCTTTCTGGCAAGTCAATGAAACAGAAATAGAAATAACCGTTCGTCAGAAGGATGGCGAATCTTATCCAGATAGTGGGTACGGGACGAAGTACGAAGCAGATATATGCCCTGAGTGCTTTAAAAATAAATTAATTCCATGGCTAGAATCTCAAGGGTGTACTGCAAAAAGAGAAGATTGGGATTGGGGTTGAATGCCACTTTTTCCTCATTCTTCCTTATTCAGCATTTTTTCTTTGCGTATAAACAAAAAATAGTTTGACAATTTAGTTTATTACCTTTTATCATACCACCGTGTAAGTAATATCCCTGGGAAATAATCTTACCGATGGTATGAAATGAATGTCCTCTCGAAGGCGAATCTGCTTGCGTGGTATGCCGGACAACGTATGAAATCCGGCTTCCATCGTATCTTTAATTTATCCCTCTCAAATCCAAAAGCTTGGAATACATCTCTCTGGAATCTCGCGGGTTCACAATCCGTTTCTGGTGAAGTCGTCACCGAGCAAACTGCCCTCACATACTCAGCGGTTTGGAATGCCATAACCCTTATTTCCGGGACAATCGGCTCCCTACCGCTTCACCTTATGCAGCGCAATGGGAGTAATACCGTTCCCGCTGCCGAACAACCTCTATATAACGTCCTCCACAGTCGATACAACCCCTACATGACCGCCATGGCGGGCCGGGAATGCTTGGCGTCACATGCCGTGTCGTGGGGAAACGGATACGCCGAGATCGTAAGAAACTCTATGAATGAGATTATCGAACTCTGGCCCATACCGCCGAACCGGTGTGAGCCGAAGATGCTGGACAATAAACTTGTTTACGAGATTCAGATCCCAGACACCGGTGAGCATGTTATCCTCCCCCGAGCAAAGGTTTTACACATTGCCGGGCTTGGATTCGACGGTTTTACAGGATATTCCGTAATAGCCATGGCCAGAAAGTCCATTGGGCTGTCAATGGCGCTTGAGACATTCGGAAGTAACTACTTCGGAAAGGGAACCCACCCGGGTATCATTATAAAGCACCCGGGTAAGTTGGACCCCGTCGCCCACTCCAACTTAAAGAAGTCCCTGATGGATTCTTACAGCGGCCTCGGTCAGGCTCATCGCTTGATGCTTCTCGAAGATAACATGGAGCTTGAGAAGATTGGGATACCGCCGGAAGATTCGCAATTTCTCGAGACCAGACTTTTTCAAATACCTGAAGTCGCCAGGTGGTTTAATCTTCCGCCCCATAAATTGAAGGATTTGACCAAATCCAGTTTTTCCAACATCGAATCCGAGCAATCATCTTTCGTTACTGATTCAATTTTGCCGTGGTGCGTGAGATTTGAACAGAACTACCAGATGCAATTGCTGTCAGCCCGTCAAGTCAAGGAAGGGTTTTACTTCAAGCACGTCCTCGAAGGGCTTCTGAGAGCCAACACAAAAGACAGGTCCGAATTTTACAAGACCATGTTGAACCAAGGCGTATTCAGCATAAACGAGGTTCGAGAAAAAGAAGACATGAATCCCGTTGAAGGCGGAGACATCCACCTAGTACCCATGAACATGATATCCCTTGAGTTTGCTGGCGACAAGCCGGAAGAAAAAGCCGAATCAATTCCACCAAAACCTGTCGTTCCTGGGGAGGACGTGACTGATAAAACGGTGTTAAAACTAATTGAGTCCACAGTAGCCGAACGCTCAAAGGCCAGAGAGCCTGCGAGATTTCAAGGAGGACGGAACAATGAGAATGAATAGAAGTGTATTCCAGCCAAGAAACATGGCCGGAGTTAAGAATAAAGCGAAGGCTGCTGAGGCAACCGTCTACGTTTATGACGAGATTGGTTTCTGGGGGGTGGCTCCGGAGGATTTCGTAAAAGAGCTAAATGCCCTCACCGCTGATACCATCCACATCAGAATCAATTCCCCGGGTGGCGCTGTGTTTGACGGAACGGCTATATTTAACGCAATTAAACAGCACAAGAGCAAGACTGTGGCACACATTGACGGTCTGGCCGCTTCCATAGCGTCCGTGATTGCATTGGGCGCCGATGAAGTCCGTATGGCCGAGAACGCTTTTCTGATGATCCACGAACCGTGGAGTATGCAAGCCGGTAACGCTGATGATTTCCGCAAGGAAGCGGATCTGCTTGATAAAATCGGTGTGACAATTATGAGCACATATATCACGAAAACAGGCATGAAAGAATCGGAAATAAAGGATTTAGTGGCAGCCGAGACGTGGATGACTGCCAAAGAAGCTTTGAAAATGGGGTTCATCGACACTATCGAAGATGATACGGGCGATGAAAAGGCGAAAGCCACCCTGTTTGATTTGAAAGTGTTTGCTAATGTGCCAGATCAGCTTGTTGGCGAACGCGAAACCCCAACCGCCCGTGAACTGGAGAAAATTCTCAAGAACTCTGGATTCTCTACAACGCAGGCGAAAGAAGTCCTGGCTAAAGGGTTCTCTGACGAGGCAAAGGATGGTCAGCGGGATGTTGAGCTTCCAGATGTCGAAAAAGATGAACCTATCAAGGACTCAGCCGGTCAGCGGGATGTTGATGACGGCACTCAGCGGGATGTTGAGGATGAACCGAAGCGTAAGGACCGAACGGCGGAACTTTTAACAATTGTATCTGAAATGGTTACTTAAATAAGGAGAACGATATGAAAACGATTACACAGCTCAAAGAAGAGGTTAAGTCTCTGATGTCGGCATCTTCAAAAATTGATGCCACATGTGTCGCCGAGAACCGAAGTCCTAACGATTCGGAGCTCCAGGTGAAAATTGATATTTTGGACCAGGTCCAGGTGATACGTAACGAACTTGACGTTCGTGAGCGCGAGGAACGGATGATGGCTCTCCTGGGACAACCTGCCGAAACCCTGACCAAACCGGCCCCTGAGAACAAAGGCCACAGTATCACCATTAAGGACAAGGAGCGGTTTGGATCACTCGGAACCCAGCTTGCTGCTGTTATGCGAGCGGGTCATCCCGGTGGGGCAGTTGACCCCCGGCTTTACAATGCGACTGGGCTTGGGGAAACCACGGCTTCCGACGGAGGCTTCCTGGTTCAGACCGATTTTTCCAGTACCATGCTTCAGGATGTTTTTGAGACTGGTATCCTAGCGTCCCGTTGTAAAAGGATGCAGATTTCCGGTAACTCCAATTCCATTAAAATCAATGGGGTTGATGAAACCTCCAGAGCATCTTCTCGATACGGCGGTATCGTTGGGTATTGGAAGGATGAAGCGGGTTTAAAGACGGCCAGCAAACCCGCTTTCCGCCAGATTGAGTTGAACCTGAAAAAGCTTATTGGATTGTGCTACGCTACTGATGAGCTTCTGGACGATGCGACCGCACTCGAAAGCGTGATCCGTTCTGGCTTTGTTAGCGAATTTGGGTTTCTTTTAGATGACGCTATCATAAATGGCAATGGTTCAGGAATGCCTTTGGGCTTGCTTAATGCCGGGTGCGTCGTGAGCGTGGAAAAAGCCACTGGGCAAGCGAAAGAAACTGTGATTTTTGAGAACATCATCGCCATGTATTCCAGGCTTTTTGCCGCAAGCCGACCGAGTGCCGTCTGGCTAATTAATCAGAATGTTGAGCCGCAGCTTTTTTCCATGACCCTCTCAGCGGGCACTTCAGGCGTACCCGTGTACATGCCGGCCGGAGGAATCAGTGGCCAGCCCTATGGGACGCTTTTTGGTTTACCGGTTTTGCCCATCGAACAGGCTGCCACGCTTGGCACCCAGGGAGATGTTATCCTCGCAGATTTGACGAATGGGTATATCCTTGCAGAAAAGGGTGGGATTAAGTCAGATATGTCTATTCATGTTCAATTCATATATGATGAGTCCGTTTTCAGATTTGTGCTTAGGATTGACGGACAGCCTGTAAGAGCAACTGCACTCACGCCCTATAAAGGTGGATCGGGCTCTACTCAGTCGCACTTTATAACCTTGGACACTCGTGCGTAGGATTAAGTTCATTTAATTAATGAAAAACATTGACAAAAACCGCTTCTTTTGCTATAAATACAAACAGTTATCGACAACTGTTTGTATTTTATGCGGGAGATAAAAGATATGGCGAAAGACAAAAAAATAGAGGTCGTCTGTGCGTGGTGTGGTAAAATGAAAAAAGTTAAGCCGTACACGTATCACAGGAACCAACGATTTTTTTGTGACGGGTCGACTGGCAATTCAGATTGTAGAAGGGCTTGGGAATCCGAATTTAAAACCGGAAAGGATAACAATAATTATAAGAAAAAGGTTAAAGTGTTATGCGCGAATTGCGGGACTGAGAAGCATGTAAAACCAAGCCGGTTTGAGAAGAGTGAAACAAAGCATTTTTATTGTGATGCGAATTGTCAGGGTGAATGGATGAAGAGGAACAATAAACCAGAAGAATCAAACCTGTGGAAGGGTGGCGTGAAGGGATTGGATGTTCCATTGTATGACACTTATGCGAATCAAATAAGCTACGCCATAGATGTAAGAAGGGGGATGGAGAACAATAAGTATTTAGAGGTTAAATGTTCTTTTTGCGATAAGTGGCATGTTCCATCTCTTGCGTATTTAAGAAGGGTTTTATCCATTTTTAAACGTGAGAATACCCATCTTCAAATATATTGCTCAGACGAATGCAAGACTTCTTGCCCAGTTTTTGGAATGCGCAAATACCCCAAAGGCTTCAGACCAATAAACGAACGCCAGGAAATAGTAGACCCTGAAACCAGAATCTTAACGCTCAACAGGGACAGCTACCAGTGCCAGAAATGTGGAGCCACTGAAGACTTGGACGTTCACCACATAGAAGGCGTGATGCAAGAGCCAATGTTGGCAAACGATTTGGACAACTGCATGACGGTCTGCCATAGCTGCCATGCGGAGATTCATTCGCAACCAGGATGCACGTTCTTCGATTACAGGCGCGAATCCTGCGAACACATAGCAAAAGAAGCGGTTAGCCAATAACTTTATATTTTTAAGGAGGATTTTAAAATGGGAATTACACCACAAGAAGTACCCCTGATTCAGGCGAAGATTCCGGTCCAGTCTGATAATTTCACCACTTGTGATTACATCAGTTTGAAGAACGCCAAGGGTGTTTTGGTGTTGGTAAACTTTGACGGCACCGCGCACGCAACCGGCTTGACGTTGACTGTGAACCAGGCCACCAATGTTGCAGCCGCTGGAGCGGTCGCCCTGACTACTGGGGCTGAGTTTCAGATTTGGCTTAATGAGGACACATCGTTGACTGATACGATGGTGAAACAGACCGATGCTGTGACATTGGTGATTGCCGCTACGCAAAAGCATCAGGTCGCTGCGTTCTATATTGACGCTCGTGTCTTGAGCGACGGTTTTGATTGTATTGCGCTCGTTGGCGCCGGCGGAAACGCCGCGAATTTCGCTGGAGCGTTGTATCAGTTGGACGGTGCCAGGTATCAGCAGACCACGCCTCCCTCAGCTATAACCGATTAATAGGCTAACCCGGGCGGTCTGAAATATGACCGCCTATTTATAAAAGGAGTGCGAATTATGCCTCTACGAAGTGATGAAATAGGGGAAGTCACCGCCATTGTGAAGGCTGAGATAGACAAGGCAATCGCAGCACTGGCGGTTAAACCTGCAAAAGTCAAAGCACCGGCAAAGGTTGCCAAGAAGGAACCGGCGAAGGACGTTGAGAGGCCCTTTAGATAGAGGGTTTCTAAATCAGGGTGGTCTGGAAGGATGACCATGCCCTTATCCAAGGAGGATAAAAAA